GTGTTATTATAAACATTAATCATAAGATTAAGTTCTTTATTGTCTTCAATAGTCTTTAAAGTTGACGCTGAAATTTTTCTAAAGAGAGAACCTGCTGCTGACAGCTTAGCGTTTAAAGCTTCGGTTTCATCATCAGTTAAAGTTGCAGTACCTGATAGATCATCAAGGGTAGCGTCCTGCATCCATACATTAGATGATTGCTTTAACTTACTTGATATGTTACCGCCAAACTCAGCTCTCATAGATTCAAACGTTCCACCAGAATAACTAGTATGCCATACGATACCAACCTTAGCTTTAGATATTTGTCTTTCTATGGTTGATCCCTTTGGTACAGCATAAGCAATTGTATTAGGGTGAAAAACAACCATTCTCTGGCCGTCGATTGTTTCATTCTTTAGATCAGATGAATCAAACATAAAGTCACCTTGAATGACCCCTTTAATTCCTACACCCTTAAGATTATCAAATGCTATTTTTAATTTCTTAGATAGATCGCCAGAAGTATCTGCATCGATATCAGCATGAGACTTATAAATCTTTGGATTAGCGTTAAAGATACCCTTCTTTGCTACAAAGAATTGACCATCAGATGGATCTTCACCAGCAAAGATAGCAGGAGCTCCGTCCCACTTAACAGTCACGTCAACTGAAGAACTAGCACTACCTTTTAGCATATCACGTAAAGAACGTAATGCCATAATAGCTTGCCGTGCGCCAGAAACACCACCATCGATGATTAGATCTTCAAGGTGAGTCATGTGCGTATTTTTACTAGCTGCTTCCGATAAATAATTCTTTAACGATTTCATTAATATTCCTTATTTAAATAATGCTTTAAATTCTGACGTCATTTCAGCAGTAAAGTTTGGAGCTGCCCTGAAATTACCCTTATATCTTAACACAATATGTGCTATTTGTACAGTGCCAATCATCAAAGTAAACTTAAGATTTGCAGCACCGGCACCAGGATCGTATGCTTGTGTAGCGCCTGGAGTTAAAATCATTTTAGCATCACCTTTACTAAATAGATCGTCTATTAGAGATGAAGAAGATTCGATGTCCTTATATTCACCTGCCTCAACAACAACTCCTTTACGAGCTCCGTAATCACCAACACCAGTAACAAGCGCAAAGTCAAAGTTAACTTTCTTTAATTCTTTTAGATCTGATTTAAAAATTAATTGGATTAACTGATTAGCAATTAGATCACTATTATCATTAATGGTTTTAGCCATAGTTTTAAATAATGTTTTCTTACCTTTAAGTACTCTATTGACTAGATCATTCGGTATTCTTTGGATATATTGCTTCCAATTTTTAGAAGTCGGTCTGCTTTTCTTTAGCTCTTTTTGCATTTCAGGCGATAGAATTTTAAGCCTTTGTGCTACCTTAATGACATGAACATAGAATGCTCCGGCATCAGCATCAATTTGTGTTCTTAATTTATCAAACTTTCTATCAGCTAGAAGAGTGGTGAATGCTTTATTAATAAGAGTTGGATCACCTTCAGTAGATCTTCTCTTTTTCTTCAATGAAATACCACAGTAATTTGAACCTTTCTTAATAATAAAATCAGAAGAGTTAAAGTCTTTCATTCCATATTTAGTTCTTTGAAATTCTGTAACGTCGTCGTCCCATGCCTGGCCTGTAAGATAAAGCATATCAGCACCACCATAACCAGCTTTAATGATAGCATTTGCTGCGGATACAGCTTGACATAGATTAGAATAGTTACCCTCTAATGAATCTACTTGCCCCTGCTTATAGCCTTTAACCTTTCGCAGATTACCTTTTACTAATTCAATCAATGCATCCATTTCATCTGAGTTAGTAATGTTGTGTGCTCTAGGGAATAAACATAGAGCTGCAGTCATTAATTCATGTGGATCATCACCTAATGCACTTCGGCCACCTAATGGTCTAAGGTTAACATATACATATTTTTCTAAATCTTTATGGCCAAAAGCGTAGTCTTTTTCTTTACGAGCGGCGGGAACTTTATCCATCATTAGTTCTAAATCTGGATGTGCGTCAATGATATCTCTTGCAAGACCTGCAAACTTTTCACGATCTTTGTCAGGTGCTCTTTGACTAACGCCTAGTTTTCTTCCACTGTTTTTTCCAGGTCGTACATCTACTTCAATTTCTGTATTGATTGAGCCGATCTCATCGTCAATCTTAGAAAGAACAGACAATGCAAATGTGGTATCACTACCACTGTATTGCAAATCGTCTAAATCTTCAGGTAAAAAAGTTTTAAAGCCGCGCATTCTAAGTCCCTTACAAATAAGTTATTATTAATCTATTTATACTTTTTTGAAACTAAACTCTACGGTATATCCTTTTTGTTTAAATTGATTGTATGATTCCCATGCAGTTTTCTTAGAATCATAAAGGCATTGGGCGATTGTGGTATCGCCCTTGGTAACTTTAACTATCCAACTATCGAGCAGCATGGACATATACATCGATTCTTTCAGCGTGTCTTAGTGGAAGACATGAATCATAAGCTCTTGGACTACGACCATCAGCAATAGCAGCTGCTCTGCGTGGACCGCGTGGCATTAAGGAAACACGATATTTAGGTGTAACATCTTTCCAATCATCATAACCATGCTCACAGCGATATTGATTCATTGTATCAGTTTGCTTAGCCATTTTATTAACAGCTTTAATTGAATTTCTCAACAGTTCAATCTGTTGCATATCAGTAGCCGAATTTACATCAGCTGTAAAAATAAAAGAATTAGTTCTCATAATCAATACCTATATCACTTCCAACATTATTTTGATACCAGAATGATCTGGCTTCGTATTCATCACCGCCGAATAGATTAGAACACTCGAGGATAAACTCCTCGAGGCTCATAGTTTCAACTGAATCAAATAAAACGTCCTTTAGTTTACTCATAATTAAATCCCCGTCCATCTAACATCTTCTTCGTTGTAATTAAAGATGTTACCTCTAGCAAAGTTAGTAGCTGGTTTGTTGTAACCAGCAGCCATCAGCATATCACCAATTTGAAATGGTGAATTAGTTTTGTTATCGATTTTGGTTTTAGGGGATTTTTTGACGATGAATCCAGCTACCGAAGATCGGTCGCCACTTCTTCTTATAAGTTTGATATAGTTGCGACCTTCTTCAAAGGTGTAATGATCGCTATGAATTGTATGCTCAAAACGATCATGTAGCTGCTTTTCCATAATGGAGATAAGCTCTTGTGTCTTTTCAATTAAGTCTTTCATAATGTAAATATCCTTTGATTAATTTATGGTACTATTATATCAACATATACGGACTTTGTACAGGGCAACAAGAGACTAATCTCTTAAATTTGGTCTCAGCTTGGATCTTCAGATGCTACCGTGGTATAGATTCCATATAGTAAACCAGCCCAAGCTAGTAAGTTTGCAATACCACCAAATAAAATAACTGAACCACAGATGATCATAAGTGATGCACCGTCTAAAGTAGTTCTTTCACCGCTACGTTCTTTTAACCATTTTAACATAATATTCTCCTAGATTTTAAATTCAGCAAACGTGTCTTTATTCTCATTGTTACCCCACGTTGCTATTGGTTTGTCTGCCGCAGGATCCGATACAAGATCCTGTTGGGCAGACTCTTCTGCATCATATAATTTCATGCGGGAGCGATCAATACCGACTACGAATCTTTTGTACTTGGTAGGATCGTTATATCGGTTCTTTAGCTGTTTTACCATGATCTGGCCAAGTTCTTCAAGTTCCTCTGTAGATATAAGAGCGAACATTAAGTCTGCCGTAGCTGGTAAACCAAAAGATTCCGATGTATCTTCAAGTCCAACGTCAGTGTTACCAAAACCAGAACGTGTTGTCTGAGTAGCTGACATGATTGGAACATTGAACTCAACAGCAAGGCCTCGTAATTCTTCCGCGATAGCTTTGATGTAAGTGTAACTATTTATACTGCCACCCATAGCCTTCATGCGACTTGAGGCGCAGATGTTTAGGTAATCAATATAAATCATATCTGGTTTAAAGTTCTTCTTCATTTTAAGTTCGTTCAGAAGTGCTCTAAAGTGACCAGTATGTGCTGAGCCAGTTGGATATTCTTTGACGATTAGCTTACCAATACTTGCTTTAGCAATAGCAGCAATCTTGTCTTTGAATACTTTTTCTGGCACTCGTTCGAGTTGTTCAATAGGTAGATCCATTAGGTTAGCATCAATACGCTCAGCGATACGTTCTTCAGCCATTTCCATAGTAATGTATAGAACATTCTTACCTTGCTGTAGAATCGATGCTGCACAATGACACATAAACAAAGATTTACCAACACCAGTACCAGCCAAAGCGATATTCAGTGTTTTATTGGGTAACCCACCTTTTGTAATTTTATTGAAGTAATCCAAGTCAAACGGTATACGATCTTCCTTTTTATTGTAAAATTCAAATCGTTCCGCTGAGTTGTCAATGTAATCATGACCAATAGCTTGATCAAAAGAAACACCGAGGGCTTCAGATAGAATCTCTGGAATAGCACCATCGGTTTTTTCTTTCTCGTTACCATCAATAATTTGAATTGATTCCATGATCGCGTTATAGACAGCACGATCACGGCACCATTTCTCAGACTCTTTAATTAGATACTCAGTATCGACATCAGTTTTCACAGCAATTTGATCTATCAGCTGATTAGCACTATTGAGTATTTCATCAGGTGCACTGATCTTACCTAGCTCAAGCTGTAAAACCTTTGATGTCGGAAGCTTATTCGTTTGTTGAACAAACTTCACGATCATGTCAAATACGGTCTTATGAGTACTTTCAAAATACTCAGGCTTAATGTAAGGTATTACTCTACGACAAAATTCTTCATTATTCAGTAGGTGATTCAGAATGTGTGTCGGTAGTTGGTTCGATATTTCCAATTTTTGCCTCTTTGTTTTCCAATGAATCTAATATAATAAAGTTTAATAGGTCACCAAGATAATCATTAAAATCTGAATTTGATTCCAGCTCTTCAATGTCATAATCTGCTGGATCTTGTATGGCGTAATTAAATGACATTGTAGCAGTGTCATTTTCTGTGTCTTCCTTGACTGTCACCTTTCCATAGACTACTACTACATTTTTCCATTTACCAGCTTTAAGCTTAACACCATAAAAATCACCAAATCCTGATGCGTCATTTTCTACTAGCGCATAATCTGCTGAGGTAATATTAAGCACCGCGCGCCTCTTCTTCAATTACTTCGTCAAGATCAATCTCTAACATTGGCTTATGGCCAATAGAATAGTAAGCTTTTAAGAACTCTTTAAAGTTAGTAGTTTCAAAGATTGGTTCCCAGAACTCAGCTGTTAGCGTATCCTTTTCGCGATACTTCTGATCCATCTGCTCACCTGTATTTTGGTCTACTTTAGCATACCAACCCATACTTGGTTTAGTAACATAACCACCGGCTAATCCAACTTCTAGTAAGCCAGAGTATTGCTCGATGCCACCGTCCCACGATACTGTAATGGGTACTTTAGATTTTTCTTTTACAAAGCGTGATTTTTCTACGTTGATCACAAAGTTATAGCCTTTGACTTCCTTGCCTTTCTTAACTTGTTGACGGCCAAGAATCCAGATGTTATCCGCACTATAGTAAATACCAGTACCACCAGATACGATAGCCTTAGGGAATAATCCAATCTCTTGATATGTATGATTGACTGCAAGCAATGGAATATTTCTCATTGTTAGATATGGTGTTACCATTCTAAACAAGCCTTTAAGTGCTTTAGCTCGAGACATATCTGCTACTGATTTCTCATCCTTAGCATCTTGCAATTCTTTCTTAGAAGCAAGGTTACCAATAGAATCGATTACGATAATGACTTTGTCTTTACGTTCAATTTCTTCAAGTTGGTTTACAAGATCAAACTTGAGTTGCTCAACGTCGACAATTGGTGTATGCAATACACGATTAGTATCAATGCCGAATGATTCGAAGTAAGATTGTGGTGAACCAAACTCTGAATCATAGAATAACAATACCGCGTCGTCATGCTCTTTAAGATATGCACCTGCCATCAACAAAGCAAACGAAGTCTTAAAGTGTTTACTTGGACCAGCAAGAACTGTAAGACCTGAGGTTAAACCACCATCGACATCGCCAGATAGCGCGATATTGATCATTGGTACATCAGTCTTTACCATATCTTTTTCTGTAAAGAATACTGAGTTTTTAAGTATTGCTGTACCCTTAACTCTACTATTCTTTTTTAATTTATCCATTACGGACATTATGATCTACTCCTCGGTTGTTCCCAACCAGTTTGTGCTAGTTGTCTTTCTTTCTTACGCCATCTAATGATGGATTCTGCTTTCTTTCTTTTCTTCTTCGAAGTTGGTTTTTCATAGAACTCTTTTTCTTTTGCTTTTTGCAAAGTACCAGCTCGTTCTACAGACTTCTTGAATTTTCTCATAGCCACTTCAAATGGCATTTCTTTTTTCTTGCCTTTGGCTGTTAAGTCTACGCTTGGCATATTTTCTCCTAGTTAATTAATGTGTTATTATATCACAGTTTCACTCGATTGTACATGGTTAAATGAGATATTTTGCTCTTTTTCTCTTTCATCTCGTTCGTACTGTGATCTGTATCCGTTGTTGATTTCTATGGCTTTAGCCAATAGGGTAAGTTTATCGCTGAACTTAGAAAAGGCGAGAGTATCTTTAGGGAAGCATGCTCCACCATATCCTTGTTTTCCATCAAACCCTGGAACTTTAGTATGTGAAATACTAACACGATCATCAGCACCTACTGCTTTAATTACCTTATTGAAGTTTACGTTACCATGTGCGTTACATGCGTCATATAGCTGGTTAAAGAAAGTTACTTTAGTTGCTAGGAAAGAATTAATAGCATACTTTACGAAACTTGCTTCTGCCTTACTTACATTGAATGATGGACATGGAGTACACAAACTATACTCTTGGTAATATCTTTCTAATAGTTCACATTGCTCTTCTTCGCCGCCAAAGATATGGAACTCTGGATTTACAAACTGTTCGCATGCAGATCGTTCGGTTAGAAACTCTGGATTGTATACGACATTTGTTTGTGAATACTTGTCAATTGTCGATGGAGTAATAGTCGATTTAATCACGACTAAACCAGATACATCAGATAAATCTGCCATTACCTCATCAAGAATAGCAGTGTTAATATCACCATCATCTTGCATAGGTGTAGGAACACAGATAAACGTAAGATCTGGATTCCAATTAGCTAATGCTTTCACATCTTCAGGTGTTGATCCATAATTAGGGTCTAGGATTTTCTTTTCTACTACTGGATTGCTAAATCCATAATCTACTGCTTTGCCAACGAAACCGTGGCCGATAACTGCTACTTTCATTTTAGTCCTCCAATATATGATGTTGTGGTTGCCATCCATGACTTAATAGCACCGTTGGGTTTGCACATGTATTTTCTCTCTCACCTGTTACCGCTTTAACTGGTAAATTGTTTCCAGGCCAGATTTTGTCAGCCATTTCTTTTACTGTAACGGGTTGTCCATTGCCGACATCGATTGCTTTTTCTGGTATCTTATCATAGTTATCTACACATAAAGCGATAGCTAAGCAAACGTCGTCAACATGAGTCCAATCCCTAGTATGCTCAGTAATGTAAGTTAATTTTGAATCTCGCTTCTGTAACATATCGTATAGCATATCCGTTCTACTATTTGGACCATAGACTGTATGGAATCTTAGTCCAATAGATCCATCAGGAGCTAAAGCCTCCATGGCGTACTTAGACGTCGCGTAAGGCGATAACCACCACTCGTATACTGATGATGATGACGCATATACTATAGGAACATTGTATTTTTTACACGACTCGAATAAATGCTTTGATGCTACAACATTTGTTTCCCAATATTCGTCAGGAATCTCGTGTGATAATCTAACACCTGCTAAAGCTGCAAGGTGTACTACCATATCATATTCACTTAAATCTATTCCTTTAGATTCGCGAATGTCTCCATTGAACTCTTCAATATCGTAGTCATCTTTATAAAGTTCTAAAAATCTTGATGCTATAAATCCTTTTCGGCCCAACCAAAGGCATTTAAAATTTGTTCCAGTTAATAATATTTTTTTCATAGAAAGTTCTCCAAGCTGTTTTCTGTTCGTTCGTAATCGTATTTTTGTGCTAAATTGTTTTGGAATAAGTATTTAGTATCGATCAAATCCCTTTGTTTATTTAGACAAGCTTGAACCTCTAGTGCCATATCTTTTGCAGTATAGAATGGAACGTTCTGGCAAATGTGATTATAGTTTTTCATTGGATCCACAACTTCAAGATCTGCAGGTAGACCCATAATAGCTTTACCTTCAGCAATTGAAAGATATCTATCTTCAACCGGATGCGCCACAACTTTAGGTAGATGAACCACGTATGCGCCAATATAGTTTACTGGAATGATTGTACCACGAAGCATAATGCCACCGCCTGATTCTAGCTTTTTATGCTTGCGTCTAGCCTTTGCAGCTTCTCGTTCAAACTGTGGGAATTGATCCATCCACTCTGCAATAGTGTTATGCTTAATTCCCATCTTAAGTAATCTAGATTCTACTGTTACTGATTTGTCTTCGTGAGCAACTGAGGCAGAATAGTCAGCATGAGTCATTCCGTTATTGACAACCTCTAGCATATAGCGATAATAAGCATCGTCTTTACTTGGAGTTTTCTTATTTAAAATCTCATGTTGGAACGAGGTATCTGCATTAAGAATTAACTCTTGAATAGTTGGACGTTCTTTCTTAATATAGTTAAACAGTGGAACACTATCGTTAAACTCGTCTTTTTTCCAGAAGAAAAAGAAAGTACGCTTACGGTATTGTGGGTTGCCGTGAAGCAAGCTTTTAGTTAGAAAGATAGAAAAATTATAACCATGCTCTTGACCAAGGTTGTAAAGTTTTTCTCTCATGAATCCACCAATCTTACCAGCTAGGCCTGGTGCGTTCTCACCCCATAGTACCTTTGGCTTAACTACTTTTAGTACGTACTCAGAGGATTTTTCCATCCATTGATTGTTTTGGTTTTCTTCACCGTGTGAATTGTGGTAAGTGCTTAAACCAGCACAAGGGCAAACTGAAGAAACAACATCAACGTTCTCCATCGTAACACCATCAGGCAATTCATCAAGAACATGATAGGGAATGTCATGCCCTTTGTTCTTATAATGCTTAATTAAATGTTGCTCATTGTCCATAAATCCAGAATAAGTCATTAAGTATTCTGGAGTCTTACCATACGCTTCGTCTGAAGCTAATATTTCACCACCAATTAGTGGTACAATTCCTGCGTGTCTCATCCGAAAAAACCCTCCAAGGATATCTCTTCTTTCTTTTTAATTGCATCCTTATAAGCTTTTGCCCATTGGATATGACATGTTATTCGCTCTTGGCCTTTCCACGGACCATTTGCGAGAGTCTTTGATTTTAGCTTAACGTAGTCTGGATACATTTCAGCTAGTTGAGTATGAACTTGATTGCTCAACTCAATTGTTCTATATTCTGAACAGCCACCAGTTGCGTTAGTATCTGATATCGATACTCTATAACGAGTTGTGATTCTATTAGCAAATCCTTGAGTGAGTAACTGTAGATTAGCATGGAAATCTTGTGAGGTTGGTAACTTATCCCATACAATGTTTCTTGGTAGATTCTTAGAATCAAAGTATGAGTTAGTCATAATACGCACGTTATTCTGTTGAGGCCAATATTTAAGATCTGGTACTACCCACGATGTAGAAAAGCCACCGTGATAGATTTGTTCATCATCACACCAACGATTGAAAGTCTCAAATGCATCATCAAACTCAGCGTCAGACATATCTCGTGTTTCCCATTTGGTATCAAGATGTTCTGGTGCTGGACCTTTGTACTTAAAATATTCCATATCGTCATCAAGCACCATATGACGTGTACCATAGAACGTATCCCATATCCATTGCCTGGTTGGTGATAATCCTTTGATTTCTGGTGGTAAGACTAATACCTTACTTCCATAAAGTGCTTTCATTTGTGCAGCTTCGTGTGGTTGAACAATAAAGCTGACGCGTTTTTGCCATTTCTCTGGTAGGTTATTATAAGTCTTTTGCTTGTTGATTCTACCTAAAGTTGGTATGATTAAATGTTCCATAATTATGCAATAAAGTCGTAAATGACTCCGGCCTCCATAAATAATTGTTTAGTTAATTCTGTAGATTTGATCCATTTTTCTGGTGTCGCTTCGTCTATAGCTGTTGTAACTACTCGCTTAACGCCTACTTGGATAATACCCTTGGCGCACTCTGAACAAACTGGCAAACCGTGGATATACATTGTAGAACCGTCTAGCGACGTTCCATTGTAGGTAGCATTATATATACAGTTCATTTCAGCGTGAACTACACGTTCGTATTTGCTTTCCTTATTACTATATAGTACTGCAGAATCATTGATCTTTCTAGGAAAACCATTATAGCCTTGAGCCAATACTTGCCCTTTTGAACCTACAGCAATTGCACCTACTTTTTTAGATGGATCTTTTGACCATGCTGCAATATGGCCAGCAAGATTTAGATATCGCTTATCCCATCGGTAATGTTTGCTTACGCCCCAATCATAAAATTCGCTCATAGTTTCACCAAGTCAAAGTGTCTGTCATAGACATGTAAGTTTTGTACTTGCCAAATAATCTGTCCTGGTTTGACATATGTACATTTATTTAGATCATCAGCTAATTGACACTGCACGTGTCGCTGCCACGCGTAATCATTGCGATAACCAAAGATTACATCGTTAGATCTCATTTGAACTACACAATCTAGCTTACCATCTCTTATATAGTAGGTCACAGAGTTAGTACAAATGAAGTCATTCTTGCCATTCTCATTGTAATCGGTCCATATAGACGGACGCTGATACACCATCGATGCGCGACGAGAGTCTGGGTTTTTGCATAGCTCATCAAGAACGTTTTGGTATTGATTACCATTACCTTTTGAATGGATTAGATAGCCATAGTTAGAATTAATCTCACCGTGTCGATTGCCAGTCATCTGCCAAGCCTGCGGTGGATCACGATCTACGTAGATATCATTGATATTAGTAGATTGGCTATCGTACCAATCCAACTCTGCTTTAATGTACTCTTCGTTAGGAGTACCAAAGATAGCTGGTTCGTCTGCGTAAAAAGATGCACCGATCAATTCAATAGTTTTACCACCATTACGATCAGTAGTAAAGTTTTCATTCTCTAGTTCATTGCGAAAGTAGGTGCGGATTTGATCAATTTCTAAGGTCATTACTTGCTCCGGTTAAGAAAATCTGTATCGTCAGACTGGCCTTCAATGCCACCACGAGCATAAGCAACTAAGAACGATGCATAGTTAATAAGATCTTTACCAGAGTCTTCAATAGATTCAAAGTTTGGATTGTACTCAGGGTCTGATTCCATAGCTTCAATTACGCTATATAGACGTAGGGTTTTAGCTTGAATAATATCAAGAATAGAAGCAACGCCGCGGGGGTAATAATCGGATTGCTTTATTCTGGAGTTTGGATTCTGGTAATCATTAGATTTTTTAGTTTGAAGTTCTGCACATTCTTGCAAGACTTTTAAAGATTCTTTCATAGGAATACTCCATAATTTAAAGGTATATTATACAACAATTAAGACTAAATGTACAGGGGTTTTTTAAATTAATTATGTACCGCCAAGATATGAGCCATATCGACAATTGCTGCAGCTTTATTGTCTACATCCACTGCCATTGCTTCTGGCCACTTTAAAAATACTCTGTCACCAGCTTTAAGATGAGTTGCCTCAGGACCTACTGCTAACACCAATCCAGGTTTTGCTGCTTTACTTACAGCACCTTGCAAAATAATACCACCTGCTGAGGTACTTTCTTGAGTTGCTTCTGTTACTAAAACTTTACTTCCAATCATTTCTAACATTATCTTTTTCCTATATTGAAAGCCATCCTTGGCCCTTAAAATTTATCCTTACACCTATGTTGGTTATTTCGAAGCTGTTTCTACACCGGTACTCTTTTTAAATTTCTTGGTGTATGATACGCCTCTGTAAGTTAGTTCTACAGTCATCGTATTATCCTCTTGTTCTGGATTTTACGATTCTTTTAACGCATGAACCAATGCGAGTCTCTATGTGGACTACCCAGTATTATTTATAGCGTATTTCTAAAGCAAAATTCAATTGCGCGTTCTGCTTCTTTGACCATATCGCGTTTACCATACCAGCTACCAGTTTGATTATCAAGATCTTGGCATATCCAAGCAATCTCTCGTGCAGTAATAGGATACCCTCGTTGCATTGCATTACCAGCTGTTGATACCATGATCTTATACATCTGTAAATACCAACCGCCGCCAGTAATTGCCTTATAGTCTTCCACTTGCTTTTTGTTTACAAATGGACAATCGGCAAAGCCAGTCCAACTATAGTTTGTGTTATTGAGCTGGTTCTTCTTATGCTCTAGCAATCCTTTCTTAATAGCTTCTGGTAGTCTATCAAAGAATGAATCTGATTTAACCACGTAGCGATGCTTTTCCATTAATACTTTTGGATCCATCAACTCACCATCATGCGTAAATATAAAGTTATACGCATCTTTGTATTTAGATGGCACATAGTACATACGGCTCAGATCTTTAGTTTGTGCGTCAGCAATATCGCCAATCTCTTTATTGAGTGCATGCCAAAAATGCTTGATTCTATCAGCCGGTACTTGTTCTGTTAATGGAAATACCAAACGAAACTTTGGATGCTCTTTAGTCGAGCTAGCAGTTGAATAACAAACGTACTTATAGTTAGAATACTTATCATGAATATTCTCAATTGATCCTTCATAATCATCAACATCAACAATGCCGAAGCCACCCCAAGCAGTTACGTTAGCGTTTGCTCGGGTGGTTCCGGTCTTATATGTAGCGGGTGAGATAAGGGGTGCATCAGTCTTCTTCTGATACCTCTCACCGTTTGCTAAACGATATAATACTTTTTCAAAGTCGTCAAAAGAATCGTAATCCATTCTCTTGACGGTTTTGTTATCATATATGCTATTAAATATCGTTAAAGAGACCATGGTTGCCACTGTGTGATGGATTTTCCCAACCTTCAGGCTTTACTAGATCTGGCAAACCGAGTGGATTAGGTCTGCTCTCCTTTACACCAATTACTTTTGCCATGTTTGCTTTATGTACAGCATCCCATGCTTTATAAGGATCAACCCCGAAAGCATCAAGAGAACCGATTGCAATAACACATACATCAATTAACCCATCGACGATTTCTTCAGCATCACGTGCATCAACTGCAATTGATGTTTCGTTAGCTTCTTCATAGAGAAACTTTAGACGAAAGTCTAGAAACTCTTTGAGTTTATCAGGGTTATTCTTAACCCATTCATGCACACCATACTTGGAATGCATTTCATTTATATCACTTACCCAGTCTTTGCTCATACTATAATTCCTGATGTTGATGGTGCAGCTGATGTATCGATTACAGAACTCTGGCCTTTGATCTGAGCAGCTAGTTCATCAACAGGTTCGGTTACAAACAGTACATGTTCATTCTTAATTGTTACGCCATTTTCAGCAACCTTGCAATATGGTTGGAATGGCATAAAGGCGATCTTGCCTTCACCACCTGGAATAAGAACATATGCTTCTTTTACTAGATATCCATCACGTGATTCTGTAATGTCGCCAAGTACTTCTTCGCCTGATACTAGTCTGATTAGTTTTACTTCTTTCATTGTTTTCTCCGTTATTAATATGGTCTATTATATCATACTTTTGGTTAAATGTAAACCCCTTAGCCAAAAAAATCTTCCAAAGATTGCACTTCTTCTGTCGACCAACCAACTGCTTTGAATATTGGTTCAACTGGCTGGAGGAATGTTTTCTGGAATTGAGTTTCATAGTCAATGTATTTATCCAATGCAAACTCTTTTGGCAAATACTGGTTAAATCCAATCACATTTTCTTTGATTGGGTTAGGAACTTTGAGATAGATAAACTTAATCTTCTCGCCATTTTTAATTGGTTCATATCGTTTAGTTAGCGAATGAACTTTGAGCTGACGATTATGCATCAACGCAGCGCGAACATGGATTGGAGTACCTTTACGATAAATTGTAGCGCTATCTGCATATTCATTAACTTTAGATACACCACGAGGGAATGCAACTTCGTGTGCTGGTAAAGAACAAAAGTATTCTTTGAATTGCTGTACTGCCATCTGTGTATCACGTTCGTTACCTTTCATGATAACTTTGAATAGAGCCTTGAGTGCGTCACGGCATGGTGCTGGTGTTGAAGATTTGATGGCCTCAATGCCCATGATTTTTAGTTTAGGTTCTTTGTATCGCACACCTTCGTTATCATGTACATTTAGAATGTATCGTTTCTTAGCTGTCCATATGCCACGATCTGCGATAGCTTCTCGTTTCATAACCATTCTGTTTTCAATACCACCCATGCGCTTGTATAACTCGTCATAAGCATCTTTGAGAACTGGTTCGAGCTTTTCTTGTGCGACAGTATCAAGAAAGTCAATTGGATTTTTAGGATTGACCTTTTCAACAAGATCACCAAGGTTAACATAGAGTGAGTCAGTATCAATTGCAATAACGTAATCTTTGTTAGTGTTCATGATTTTATTGAGGTAACCATTGATTGCAACCTCTGCCCATCGAATAGTTAGCTGACCGGATAATGTGATAGCCTCAGCAATACGCTGATCAAAGAATCTGAAGTATCGATTGCCAAGAGCACCATAGAGTGAGTTGAGTAGAATTTTGATAGCCATCTGTTGATTTTCAGCTACTGCAATCCGACGTTCAATATCGTACACTTGTTGCTTTTCTGCTGGATCTACTTTCTGCAATTCCTTTTCTGCATCCAACATGTGTTTCTTAATAATGACACGTTCACTGTACATGCTATCAACGAGAGTAGGGAATACACCTTTCTTATCGACGTTGAATAATTGACCAGAGGCGCCAGTTGCTTTACCCTTATTGTCAAACGTGTAACCTTCGAGTATCTTATCAATATCAATGCCGACTGTTTCACCATTTGCAATAGTTTCTGTCGACATATTGTATTGCATAATGAGTGATGGATATAGTGAGTTTAGATCGAAAGATACTACGTAGTCGTGCAATCCAACGTGAGGTTCTTTAACGTAACCACCAGGATATGCAGACTTCATCTTCTCAGAATAGAATGGAATAGCAACCTTATTTTTCCACAGATGGCGATAAATGATTGACTCCCAGATTCCAGTAACGCCGAAAGTATCCGAGTAGTTAACACCACCTTTGTAAGCCATTGTCATCATAAGAGTAATCAAACCTAGCTTATCTTCCATGCGTTCTACTAACTCCACATCTTTGATGTTATAGTCAATAAACTTTTGATGATCATGGAGATAGAGAGTATGGAGTGAACCATGCTCTTCGTAGGATAGTTTCTTTTCGCCAAGTGTTACATTAGCAATATGATCTAGGCGATAAGATTCTTGAGCGGTGTAGGTATACTTCTGGAATAGCTCTAGGTAATCAGCAGTTGCAATACCTTTGAGATCATATGCTTGTTGAGTACGCCCCATCTGAGTAATGTTTTGCTGATCGACCAACCCCCAGGGACTTAATCGCTTAACCACATCTTCGCTGAATAGTTTAAGACAACGATTGACAATATATGGAATATCAAAGAAGCGTACGTTCCAGCCAGTAATAACATCTGGAGTGTGAGATGGAGTCGACCAATGTGCAATAAACGCATGCATTAGTTGTAACTCTGAGTCGCACTTTTGATAAACCACACGATGAGTAGTCATAATAGACGCATCTACATCATAGTCATTAAGACCCCAGACGTAGTACGTGTTATCAATATTGTTCTTAAGGCATATTGAAATGATAGGATAGTTGGCTTCTTCTGGCTGCGGAAAGCCTTCATCAGATGCAACTTCGATATCGATTGTACTTACGTTAATCTGATTACGATTAAATTCAATATCGCCAGGAAACTCATCATTGATGAATGCAGGTATGTATTTGTCATTACCAAAGATTTGTCTACCTGCAGTATCTTTGTTTGTTTGAATCCACTCTTTAGAATCTCGCATAGAATCCATCATCACA